CCAACTGGTTCAGACCAAGTTCGTTACGCTTGGTGTCGAAAAGCGTGCCAAGTCGTACATCGAAGATTATTCGAACGGTACGGCCGGTACACTCTGCAAGCGCCCATGGGCAGTCGTCCGCGTCGCTGGCATCTAAGCTTGTCGACCGGCGGCGACGTCGGTCTATGTCGAGCGCGAGGTTTAAAACCTCGCGCTTTTCTACCGATCCGGTAAGCCTTCGAGCACCATACCCGGACTTGATAAAGAGGTTTCAAAATGTCCAACGTTTACATCTTGTCGACCATGACGAATTCCATGTCGTATCGTGTGTATCGCACGATCGGTCTGGAAAACCCTGAAAAGGGACCGCGTATCGTCGCGCCGATTAACGAAGAAACCATCACCATTCGCGGCGGCGCCAATCGGCCTAGCCAGCGTCTTGGTTTCGGCGAACAGACTCAGGATTTAAACGGAAACGTTTTGTGGACCGCGCGCGGCGTTGTGACGTCCATCACGGAAGATCAGTACGAGAGTCTGAAGGGTCATTGGCTGTTCCAAAAGCACCTTAAAAATGGTCGCATGGAAGTCGTCAATCGAGACATTTCGAGCAATCACAAAGCGATCGCCCGCGTCGTCGAAGACAACATGAAGCCGTCCGACAACCAGGCGCAACTGACCAAGGATTCGGTCGCACAACGAATCAAGGTCAAAACCCCGATGAAGGAAATCGCCCAGGAATGGGGAGCGTAAGCCGTGCCCGCGTACAACGACACGAATTTTCGAGCGCTATTCACCGTTTTTGGGAATGCTGCAACATATCCTGAAGCCACAATCTTGACGTACTGGGGAGTGGCTTCAGACTATATCAGCACGTACGATTCTTCGTTCAACATCCTGAACGGCAACTCTTTGCAGTTGGCGCTCGACCTGTTGTGCGCGCACATCCTTACCCTTTTCACCGCCGATCAGAACAACGTCGATGAGGGAGAAGACCCGGGCGAACCGGGATCGATCGAGACATCGGCTTCTGTCGGTTCGGTCTCTGTTGGAAGTCTCCCTCCGCCGATCGACGATGACCCATGGCGCTACTGGCTGAATCAGACGCGGTACGGTCAACAGTTGCTCGCACTGCTGGCGGTCAAGGCCGTCGGCGGTCTATATATCGGCGGTAATCCGACGCCAGAACGCAGCGGCTTTCGCAAGGCTGGGGGTACTTTCTGGTGAGCAATCCGGGCTCGAACCTTCTCAAGCGCGCGCGCAAGCTGATCAAGTTCGGATCGGTACAGTATTACGCCACGACCGGCCGTACGATGAATACGGCGCGTCAGTGGATCGCTTCGTTTGGCGAGGCAGCAACCCTTTCTGCAAGCGTCCAGGCAGTACCGCGAGCGAACTACCAGAAGGAGGGGCTTGATTTCAACAAATTCTACGTACGCGTATGGGCGTCTCTCGCAATGGTCGCGCTCGATCGCGACACGAGCGGCGACCGTTTCATCTATAACGGAGACCTGTACGCCTTCGCGGATGGCGAGAACTGGTTTCAACAGGATGGATGGTCGACCGTTCTCGCATGCCGCATAAAGAACGGCGCAACCGGCCCAGTACTGTGACGACGCTCTACACCGACAATACACTGTTCGCCCTGGTCGCCGATACGCTCGACGCGGCGTCCGCTCTCGCCGGTTGGAACTATCTCACCGTGCAACGCGATCAGCCGTCGCCGCAGGGTGCCGTTACCGCAGGGACGATCTACCTTGAGCGTCAGTTTGACGATCGGTACGGCTGGCCCGCTGTTCAGAGCACGTATAACCCGCCGACGCCGGATACGCCGCCCAATCCGCAGGGTACTTACACGAAGACGGAAAAGCAGTGGATCGAAGCGCATTTTCAGGTTTCGGCCATGGTAATCCAGAACCCTTCAGACCTGACATTGCCGACCGCGCTCGACGTCGTGCGTTATTGCGCTCAGTACCTGAACATGCGCACGATCGTCAAGCAACTGACGCGCACGAGTAACGTATCGGTACTGAAGGTCGGTACCGTCCGCAATCCGTGGGATAAAGACGATCGCGACATTTACGAAGCGACGCCTTCATTCGACCTGATCGTTCAGTATCAGGCGCAACTGGCAGTGACGATACCCGCAACAAACATTGTTCAGGGTGCCGTCGTCGAGGGTATCAAGGGAGCGGGCACTTTCCCTGTATAGCCATGGCAAAAACACGACTCGTCGACCGTCATATAGCCGCGCTTCAGGCGCTTGGAAAGCAGAACGAAATAGAAGCTGGCTGGTTCGAATCGGCCCGCTATAAAGCCGGTAAGGTGAGCGGTAAAACGGTAAAGGATAGGCAGGGAAAAAAGGTTAAAACGAAAGATCGCGAAATAGACCCGAAAAAAGTCGGCATGTCTATCGCATGGATCATGCGTATACAGAATTTCGGCGCAACGATCAAGCGTAAGGATGGGAAAATAATCAGAATTCCGCCCCGTCCGTTTATGCAATTGGCGTACTCGCGATTTCTTCAAAGACGAAAGAAAATTCAGGCGCGCATGGCCGAAGATTTGCTGAAAGGCAAGCTTGCTCCCGAAAAGGTTCTAGGCCAAATCGCGCTCGAACTCGAAGGCTGTATCGTCGACGCTATTCGAGACGGTGACTGGGCTCCCAACGCGAAATCGACGATTGAACAGAAGGGCTTCGACAAACCGCTGATCGACACTTCTCAAGCCTGGCAAGGCGTAGCAAGCTCAGTCAACGGCAAACAGAAGCCGAAACAGTAACCAATCACCCAAGTGGAGTCACATTCATGATTTCGATGAGCAGGTATATCAGCATCATTTCCGGCGTAGGCGCGGGCGCGGCGGTCGCGCAGCGCCAGCTAATCCTGCGACTCGTTACGCAGAACTCAGTGCTTCCGCCGGGCCTTGTCGCCCAGTTCTCGAACGCGCTATCTGTCGGCGCATACTTCGGTACGCAGTCCGAAGAGTACCTGCGTGCGCAAGCGTACTTCTCGTTCGTCAACAAGAAGATCAATAGCCCGTCCCTGATCAGCTTCGTGCGCTGGGTCTCGACCGCTATCGCCCCGATGATCGTCGGCGACACGATCGCCAAGGTACTCGCTTCGTTCGTGAGCGTTACAACCGGCACGTTGACGTTGAATGACGGCGCGACAGCGATCCCGATCTCGGCTATATCGTTCGCTGGCTGCTCGACCTTGACGGCGGTCGCGGCTGCACTGCAAACGGCTCTTCGCCTAAACGTCGATACGCAGTTGACGAACTGCACGGTGACCTATAACACCAACACGAACCAGTTCGTCCTGACCGGATCGAATTCGGGTGCCGGGACGTTGTCGGCAACCCCGACGGGACTGTCGACCGATATCTCCGCGCTATTGGGATGGACGACCGGCGGCACAATCCTTGTACCGGGTCAAGCTGCGGCAACGCCTGACGTCGCGATTTCCAGTTCGGCCGCAATCTCGAACAACTTCGGTTCGTTCGCATACTGCACGCCGTCGACCCCGCTCACGAACACGCAGATCGAAGCGATTTCGGCGTGGACCGATTCGCAGAACAACCAGTACATGTATTTGCTCGCGACGCCGCTGGCGAACCTGCAAACGCTGTTTGCGCTGATCGGCGGCTTTAGCGGCGTCGGAATCAACATCCTGTCGACGACCCAGGCCAATGACTATATCGAGCAGTCGCCGGGCGAAATCCTCGCGGCGACAAACTATAGTCAGGCGGCTGCGTCGCAGAATTACATGTACTACCAGTTCGCCAACCGGAACATTACAGTGTCCGACGACAACACGGCGAACCTGGTCGATGCATCGCGAGGAAACTATATCGGCGTGACGCAGTCGGCCGGTCAACAACTGGCGTTTTATCAGCGCGGCGTTCTCTGCGGCGGATCGCAAGCCGCTACCGATATGAACACCTTCGCGAATGAAATGTGGCTGAAGTCGTCTTTCAGCGCGCAATTCATGAGCCTGTTCCTGAACGTGCCTGAAGTACCGGCCGACGACAGCGGCGCCGCGATGCTGCTAGGCGTCATGACGCCGACGATCCAGACGGCGAAGACCAACGGTGTAATTTCCGTCGGCAAGCCGTTGAGCGCCGTACAGCAACAGTTGATTTCGTCGATCACTGGCGACACGACGGCATGGCGTCAGGTTCAGACGCTGGGATACTGGCTGTCGATCACGTTCACGTCGCAAGAGAACCCGAACAGCGAGCTTACGGAATGGGTTGCAAATTACCAGTTCGTGTACTCGAAGTCGGACGCTATCCGGTCGGTTGTCGGCTCCGATGTGATGATCTAACGCTGTCGAAGAAGGGGTTTTCGGCGCTAGTCGAACCCCTTCGACCGGTACAATCCGAATCACACAGGAGTTTATGCAATGGCTCAAGACATTAGCGTATTTGGCCTAGAAGCCAACGTCGTCGCCTCGACAACCTTCCCGAACGGTATCAACATCACGGCATTCGCCAACGACGGCGACCCGCTCGATTCGCCCGACCTGGAAATCGCTGATATGGCGATCGGCCCGAACGGCGATACCGTGACATGGTCCCGGCCGCAACTGGTCGAAATCACCACGACCATCATTCCGCAGTCCAACGACGACGTGAACCTGACCGTTCTCGAAGATGCCAACCGCGTTGCGAAGGGCAAGACGAGCGCGCAGGACGAAATTACTATCGTCTGGACGTATCCGAACGGCATGGTCGTGACGTGCTCGGACGGCAAGATGGTGACCGGTCCGGTTGTCCAGTCGGGTACCGCAGAGGGCAAGGCGAAGAGCAAGCGTTTTTCGTTCAAGTTCGGCCAGGTGACGCGCCAGAACCCGCCGGGAACGACGGCGTAATGCATGCTCGCGATTCCGCTCGAACAGGTACCTAACCAGCAAATCTCGTTCAACGCAGACGGGGTTTTGTGGACGATTCACGTCTATCAGGCCGTGAATCATATGTGTGCGGACGTGAGCCGTTCTGTTCTATCAACCGACCCCGCCGGTTCGGCAAGTCCTTTTCCGCTTATAAACGGAATTCGCTGTTTCGGCGGTATCGGTCTGCTTCCTTACCCTTACATGTATCAGCCGAATTTCGGCAACTTCATGTTCGACAGCGACGCAGACTGGACCGAGTTTAGTGCGTCGTGCAATCTGTACTACCTCGAACAGGATGAAATAGCGGAGTTCACGGATGCGCTTCAAGCTGGGGTGATTTGATGGCAACCATGACCATCGCATGCAACGAAAACAATGATATGTATCTGGTTGACGGCCGCAACCTTGGCTTTCTGACCGGAGCGCCCGCGTGCGCACAAAACATCCTGCAAAAAACGTTGATGGTACTCGGCGAAAACCAGTACAACACGGCGGATGGAGTCGACTATTTTGGAACGGTATTTACGCCCCAGCCGGATTACGACCTGGCGCGCGAGTCGCTCGAAAATAACATTCTCGAAGCCCCGGACGTCACGGGGATTTCGTCGTTGACGATCACACCGACGACGGCGATCAATCCGAACAGCGGCCTGAGTGAGGCCCAGTTTACGTACGAAGCGGACGTGACGACGATCTATGACCAGATCACCGTATCGAACACTTCGACATCAAATCAAGCATCCGTATAGGTGAAATGATGACCGCACAATCTGTATCGCACGGCGTGATCAACATCGACGTCAAGAATTTCAAGGCGTCGAAGCCTTCGTCAGTGCTTCAGGCAGAAGCCCCTCTCACGGCGCATCCGATTTCGACCGGTCCGACGCCGGAATCTGTTGTTGTCCATAAAACGTCCGCGCAGATCGCTGAAGAAGCGGTCGCACTTCAGGCTGCAGCCGAACAACTTCAAAAGGACGCCGCCAACGTTGCACCGGCCGCGTAATAGCGCATGATCGATATCAGCGGTTTCGGGACCGGCATAACGATTATTGCAACGACGTCGTTTCCGGTCGGCTTCACCCTGTCGTCTTTCGCGGATGATGAAGACGCGCTGAATGTCGAGAACACAGAAGTTTCGGGGTACGAAAAGCTTTACGACGGATCGATTTTCACGTTCGATAAGACGTCTCCACTGCTTCTTTCTGTAGGCGTCATACCGAACAGCAGCGACGACTCTAACCTGAAAGTCCTGATGCAAATGCGCAAGTCGAGCCCGCAATTGTTGCCGATCGTGGACACGACATCGTGCGTCATTTGCTACGCGGATGGCGGCAAGGTCGCGATGTCGAACGGTACCATTCTTTCCGGCGCTCTGGCCGACTCCCTGACCGCGCAAGGGCGCAAGAAGGGGAATGTCTATCACTTCGTGTTCGGGACGTTCGCGGGGGCTCAGAGCGCGTCTGAACTCGTCCAGAGCGTCGCACAAAACATCGGACCTCTGCTGTAAAGCGCCATGGCGAACACGATCCTTTCGAGCGCACTTTCGGCGCCTTCCCTGACCGTCACCAGCGATGCGACAGCGATCAACATCGCACAGGCGTGCGGCGTGTCAAAGGTCGTGATAAAGCTGCGCTCGAAGATTTTTCGCCACAAGCGGGAAGACGGAACAACGGTTGTCGATGCGCGCGTTGTCGAGCCGATGGTGACGGAAATCGACGTGTTCGCGCCGACGCTCGACAGTCTCGCCATGCTTAACTCTGCCCTGCTCGATCGCACGAGCACGTACACAATCAAGTCGCGCGGCCTGGTGCTTCGCAACATGATGATGAACGAAGCCGCGATCAAGCAAACTGCCGATATGTTGTCGGCGAGCCCGGTCAGACTGGCATTCAAGGAACTGTTGACGCAGAACAAAAGCAGCACGGGCCAGCAGACCG